GATAGCATTTTCACCTCAAAACGAAGTAAATGAGGATATAATGGATCAACTTAAAGCATTTAATATTGGAGAATATATTGGCGATCCACGATTTAGATCTTCATCTGCTTTATCTTATCCTTCTTTAGATAATTTACGAGATGAGTATTTTGAAAAATATATATCAAATTATGATTTAAATGACTATGTTCGTTTAATTAAATTTTTTGATAATTCATTATTTAAAATGATTAAAGATTTTGTACCTGCACGTACAAGTCTTGCTTCTGGTATTGTAATTAAACAACATATTCTTGAAAGAAATAGATACCCTGAACCTCAAGTAAACAATCATTCTACAATAGCTTATACTACTAGCGGTTCTCAAAATAATATCCCATTTACTTTTCAAAATATCGTTGTTTCTGGAACTATAGCTCCTCAATGGAATGACTACCAACCTGGAACCTTAGAAAACCTTAGTGGAGGACCTGCAGGAGTATTTAATCCTTACAATAGCATCTTAACCTCACCTTATGGAGCTAATGGTACAGGACCTAATAATATATTCTTTTTAACCCAAAGTTGGTCTGAAAGTATTGCTACTATTTCAGGTTCTGTAGTTATGTTACGTAGTACTCAAGATGAATTCTACAATGGTGAATTTAGCGGTTCTGTTTTAACAGTAACTACTCAAAGTTTAGCTCAACCCTATCCATTACAAAACGAATCATTCCCATATAAACAAGTATATTACTATGGTACAGGATCTAATGAAAATAACATATTTGAGGGTTTATATTTAAATAATGTTACTTCACCTCAAAATGGTGAAATATTATTTTTCCAACAATTTTTCGGAACTACCCTAGGTAGCGTAGTAGGTTCTCCAAAATATTTAAAAATAGCAAAAATTGATTGTAGCGGAAGTAATAATACAACTGCTTTAGGACAATTAGATTCTATTTTAATTAATACCCCAATTGCTCCACTTTCAAGTAAAATATGGATTCAATATGATGTTACGGTATTAAATGAACAGCCTAATTACTATCTTTATAAAGTAGAATCTGCAAAATATTTAAATCAAAATACTCTTTATGTATCATCTTGGTATCCAAACCAAGTTTTTGATTATACAGTTTCTGCTTCTAATGCTGCAAATATGGTTCCTTTATTCGTAGGCCTTAATACAATTACCTCATATGGAAGTGTATCTGGAAATACTTTAGGATATTTTAATAGCACTACCGGGATTCATACTTTAGGAAATACTCCAAATACTCCATTATCCATTACAGGATCTGTTTCTGTTGGTGGATTAGGAGGAACCGGAACTTTTTATTTAACATTATTAAGACAAGGAAATACTAGTGCGTTAGCGGCTATTAATGTTAGTACTGGTAATTCATATTCTATTTCATCTTCATATTATGGATTACAAGGAGATCAAATATACTTACAAGGTAGCAATACCGGCTTTGGTATCATTTCATATATTAGTGGTAGTCTATTAGTTACCCAAAGTAGAGCAGTAAGTTCTTCAAATTGTGAATTAACAATCTTTGAACCATATATTTCAGAACCTAATTACTATTATAGTAATTTTAATCCTGTAATGAATAATGTTGAAGAAGCTCGCTTAAATTCAATTTATGAGGATATAGACTATTCAACTAATACTTTAACCCCAGTTAATTTTGACTTGTTAATTAGTGGAAGTGCCCTTAAAGCCGCAGTTCAAGATTCAAATTATTCTTCTAAACGTGTTGTTAACCCACGTTATGATGGAAGTAAATCAACATCACAAAAATTAAATGTTTGGACACCTGGTGATACTGGAACTTATGGAAAAACACCTACAGCAGAAGATTTAAAAACAATGGTTGCCTATTGTGACTCTATTTCAGGATGGCCTTCTGAAAGAATGAACGCATCTGCAGTTCATGTTTTATATCTAATTAAGTCTGATGGAACTGTTGTTATTCCAAACACAACACAAAACTCATTATACGACATTCGAGGTACTTTTGAATCTGGAGAAAGAATGTTAATTAATACACAAACTATTTCTGCAGGAGGTGTTCAATATAGAAATATTATTAGAGGTGGTACACGCATTGAACCCATTTTATATACTCAATTTGGTAGTGCTCCAAATGCTACATGGGATACCACAATGAGTTTTGAAGATTTTGTACCTTCTAATACCGGGGCTGTAGGAGATTATACAGCATTGTATAATAGAACATCAAATCAGATTTTAACTTATGCATCTCCTGTTAAAGTTTTATTCAATAATACTGTTTCGGGAATAGCTTTAAGTAGTAATTCTTATCCTATTCCTTTAGGTGCTGTTCAAGATGGTGTTAACTTAATTTTTAATGCTGATATAAGTTTAAGATTAGATAACCCTGCTATAAGTGGTAATCCTAGAGTATTTGACGTGACATTATTTCTCTATAAAAATTCAACAGTAATCCAAACTTTTCCCCCAACATCTTATAATATCCCTGCTAACAACCAAACCCCAGTTTTAATTAATCTCCCTAATACAACTCTCTCAGCAGGAACCTTTAATTCAGGAGATACTATTTCAATATATGTTCAAGTAGATAATTTTGAAGGATTTCCTGGAGGGATTAGAGTACTTTCTAACAATACTAAATTTAAAGTTTCCCAATACCCCGTATATACTCTCCCAGTTACTTCTTCTGGAGCTAATTCAATTTGGGGTTGGCCAGACCAAACAACTTATCCAAATATTATAACTTCATCGGAAGCAACTTTAGTAAATTTATATGGAGATTCTAATGTTAAAATGGTTGATATAACAGGATCAGGATTTAATCCAATTACTTTACCTTGGTCAATAGAATATGCTGATGAATTTAGATTTGAAGGCAGAGAAGATTTTGTTTTCCAAGTAGGTAAAATATTTGGACCAGCAAATAGTGGATCAGATCGTATCACTCAAACAGGATCTATTGAAGTCCATTTTAACTATGCCCTACCAGTTTCTGCTTCTACTTCAGTATTTAACTTAGATCATTTTTTAATTAGACGATATGTTGATGATGCTAGTTTAATTTTAATGGAAGGATATCGACCTACAAATGCAAGTGGTCCTTACATTGTAAGACCTGAATATGTAGTTTCTGAACTAGATAAATCAGTAGATGAATTTATTTTAGATCTTACGCAGAAAGGGTTGATTTAGTGATATTTATTACATATAATACACCTATAACAATACTAAAACATGGGATATTTAAATAACCAAGTCATAACGGTTGACGCAATTTTAACAAATAAAGGTAGAGAACTTTTAGCAAAAAATGACGGTTCATTTCGTATTACACAATTTGCTTTAGCAGATGACGAAATCGATTACACTTTATATAATCCAACACACCCATCTGGATCCTCGTTTTATGGAGAAGCAATTCAAAATATGCCTTTATTAGAAGCATTTCCAATTGAAACCCAAATTATGAAGTACAAATTAGCTACCCTACCTCGTGGAACAGCTAAACTTCCTGTATTAAATTTAGGATATTCTGCAATCACCTTAAATCAAGGAGCTTCATTAGCTATTACTCCTCAAACATTAAATTATTTAGGAAACTCTCAAGCATTTGAAACTAGTGGATATTCCGCTACCATTTCAGATGTAAGATTAATGAGTACATTTACAGGAGTAGGAATTAACACAACCGCTGCTGCTACTTCAAATGCTGCGGTTACTTCAACAACAACACTTGGAACAAATGTTTCTGTAACAGTAATCGGTTCTCAAATTAATTTAAGAGCAACTACAGTTAATACATTATTTGGTTCAAATACACAATTATCAGCAACATTAACCGTTGTAGGTTTAGATAGTGGTGCTCGTTTAACCATTCCAATCACAATTAACAGAACAAACGTTTAAAATATAATAAATAATGGCATTTAAAAGATTCGATCCTGAAGACTTTTTAGTAAGTAGTGATTCAATTACTTCAACACTTTGGTCAACCGGAACCCCAACATTAACTTCATTTAATACATCATCTGTTCAAGCAGCAGGGTCATCTGGAAATTATTATTTAAGTGTATATCAAACAGCTTCTACTGATTCAACAGCTCAAGTACAATTTGATATTGCTTATGCTGATATTTTAGGAAGTGGAAGTATATTATATAACCCAATTGTACCTAGTAATTCATACTCCAGAACTATTTATGGTCAATATCGTTCTATGATATTAGAAGATGAAAATTCTAGTTTTATTTTTGGAACAGGAGCTAACATAGCAACTGGGTCATGTTTTTGGGTTTTATCTATTGAAAGAGCAAGATATAAACAATCTTTATTCCCTGGATCTTTAAATTTACAAATTTCTGGATCGGGAGGTATCATTAACTTAACAGATAATTCTCTTGACAATCCTGTAAATGTATTTATAGGATCATCTAGAGTATACCAATTAATTTCGGGATCTAATGGTACAGCAGGTTCATTACCTAATAGTGGATATGTTGCTGGATCCGGCTCATATGGTTTAGTATTTCCTGATTTAGGAACAATTTTACTTAACCCATTAGCAATTTCACAATCTATTCAAGTTAATGTAAGTAGATCAAACAATTCAGACGGCTTAAACAATCAACGTTTATTTAATGCTATTTCATTAGGTGCATCATTTGCTTTAAACTCTGAAGAAACAATTACTTCTGATTATGTATTTGTTAGAGCTCGTAATAGTGAATTTAACTATTCAGAAAACCCATCCTTCATTTCAGGTTCAACAGGTGAAGTAATTTATAGTAATTTTATCAACCAACCCCAAGTTTATCTTACTACTGTTGGGATGTATAATGATAGTAATGATTTATTAGCAGTTGCTAAAATGTCAAGACCATTGTTGAAAGATTTTACAAAAGAAGCTCTTGTTAGAGTAAAATTAGATTTTTAAGAATGAATGAGTGTATTCAAGCCTTTTATTACTTCTGATATTTTAGTATCACCTTTTAAGGTAAATAAATTTTTTGCTTTTATAAACAATGAACTTACCGGTTCAAATGTAGAAATTGATAGATATATTGGAACAAACATTACTTCATCCCTTTGGACCTCAGGTTCATATCCAACAGGATTTATTAATACACAAGATCAAATTTTAGTATATCGTTCAATTAGAGAACTTTACTATTCAAATTATTTATTAGACCCTAATGGATCTCCTGCAGCTACCGCTTCTTTTAATGTTGATGGAACAATAACAGGCCCTGCATATACACCAAATTACTATAATTATTTATCTACTACTTTAACAGCAAGCAGATATTTCCCTACAGGATCTGGAGAACAAATAGGAATTATATCTATCCCATCAAACTTATACGGAGAATATCTCCAACCAGGAAGTGTTAAAATATCAACATCTTCTTTAGCATTTTCAGATGATTCTAATGGTAATTTGATAGATCTTTTTACTTCAACTAAAGTCGGAGATGTAATTTATGAACATGGTATAATCATATTTACAGGATTTCAAGGGACAAATTTAAATGATATAATAAATAATAGTATATATCTTGAATTTAATAGCACATTTACAATATATGAAACCCAATATAAATGTACTATTCGAGAAAATGAATTTAATTTCTCCCAAAACCCCTCAGTAGTTTCTGGAAGTACAAATAGTGGAATTGTATACGATTTTGCAACAGGTTCATTCTTTTCACCTTACGTAACAACAGTAGGTTTATATAATAACAGTTATGAATTAATTGCAGTTGCAAAACTTGCACAACCATTACCTACTTCTGCCACTACAGATACTTCGATATTAATTAATTTAGATATGCTTTCATGAATTGGGTTTATAAAGATAAAGAAATTCAAACGATTGAAGATTTTCAAGAAGATATATTTGGGTTTATTTATATTACCACTCATATTCCTACAGGAAAAAAATATTTAGGTAAAAAATCTTTATACCATAACGTTAAAAAAAAACTAGGTAAAAAGGAATTAGCAGAACAACCCATAACTAGAGGTCGAACAGCAACCACAAAACAAATCATTAAAGAATCCGATTGGAAAACATATTATGGATCTGAAGAATTCATAAAACAACAAATCAAACTAGGTAAAAAAGAAGAATTTACTAGAGAAATAATCCAACTAGTAACTAATAAAAAACTACTTACATATTTTGAATGCAAATATCTTTTTAATTCAGGTGTATTGGAATCTGATACTTGGTTAAATTCCAACATTTTAGGTAAATTTTATCGAAAAGACTTTGATATTTAAAAAATTGATTGTATTTTAACCATATATGGTAAATGAGTTATTAGTTAGCCTTGTTAATTCTGTCTTAGGAACTGGTAAACGTACCGCTAGAGGAAATCAATCATATAATTGTCCATTTTGCCATCACTCCAAACCAAAACTTGAAGTTAACTTTACTGAAAACAAAGACGGAGTAAACCAATGGGCATGTTGGGTATGTGGTAAAAAAGGCAAAACTATTAGAAGTTTATTTAAACAAGTACAAGTTGATGCCTCTTATTTTCAAGAACTAAGTAAACTTGTAAAAAATGTTTCCGTAGAAGATATAGGAGAATCAAAACAAACCCTACTTGAACTACCTAAAGAATATAAATCTTTTATTAACAATGAAGATATTATAGCAAGACATGCTTTTGCTTACCTTAAGAAAAGAAATATTACTAAACAAGATATTCTTAAATACAATATAGGATACTGCAACTCAGGTCAATATGCTAAAATGATAGTC